GATTTATATCACAGAAGGAAATTTATTCAAGGGAAATTCAATAGGAAAGGATTTTATACAAAGCAAAAAAGGAATCTGGGGAAGACTCGGAGGAAGATTTAGAAAATCTTCCGGATGAAAATAAAGCAGCTTTTTTACCTGGGTATCGAGATTTATCAAAAAGCACATTGCAACAGCGTATATGGAGGAAAGGTCCTCGTGGAGGAAGTGACTTATTATGGGATGAAAATGAACCCTATATATATATTTTAGTTACAGGGAAAGAGCGATTTAAATATGCAGAACAAGAAGCACCACAAGATTATGCTTTAGCAATCACTTTTTCATATGGAAGTAGAGATGATATAGAATTATATAATAAATTGAGACAAAATGTACGGATTAAAGATCGGCATAGGGTTCGTACACGAACTCAGGTCAAACGATAAAGTAGGTAGGAGAATTGTATTTAGATATGTTCCCACCTACGATCAAGAGGGCAAAAACAGCGGTGGATCAAGTCGGACAAACCGCCCGGTAAATGACGTACTTTCTGTCCTCTCGTGCCACGTGGAGTGCGTGGTGTTGATGTCAAGGATTGAGAAGTAAGAGTACGGGAAGGCTTGGAATCAAGGGATTTTCAAAAATGAGGTGTAATTTTTGGTTGCATCAAGTCGGCGAAAATCCTTGTAAAATCAATGCGTGAGAACATATCCATCCGAAGAGTTGAGTTGATGGAATAGATATTGGGTATGTTGTGTAGACAGGATGAATATTTCATAGGTTGAGTTGACAGGATTGTTTAATTTGCTAATTACTATGCGGAAGATGTTGGTTTATGTTGCTTAGGCGAGAAATGGGAAGGAGATAAGATATGCAGGAAAATTTAAAAATACATTTCATACCTCCGGTACCGAAACGAGAAAAACGTGCCGGTATTTATTGCCGTGTCATCACAAATAGCATGGAGCAGTTGCAAAGTTTGATTGCTTAA